GAATCTTATTGGCCAGAGATGTGGTCTTTGGAATATTTAAAAGAGAAAAAAAGACAAGCACCTATTGCTTTTTCTTTTCAATACATGAATCAGATAGTCAGACAGAATGAACTATCATTAGCACCTGAACTTATTGTTAAAGCTGAGATAGCAACTGAGTTTGATACTCTTGGAATAGGTGTTGACTTATCTGCTGGTACTAGGGAGAAGAATGACTATACAGTTATGGTTTTGGGAGGACGAATAGAAGATCGTATTCATATCATTGATTATCGAAGAATTCGAGTTATGGGTAATTTAGAAAAACTAGATGCCTTAAAAGAACTATTACATGATTGGTCAGTTATAGGACAAGATGTAAATGGTAATTATTTCCCAACTTTCTCAACTTGTGATATATGGTCTGAAGCCGTTGCATATCAAGCATCTTTAGAAGCAGATTTTAAAAGAGTCTGTCTTACTAATGGAGGTTTATATAATTTGATTTGGCATCCAGTTAAAGGATTTAGGGCAGATAAGTTAGCTAGATTCAGAGGAATCATGGGTATGTTTGAAGATAGAAAGATAGTATTTAACAGATTTAGAAACTTTACCCATATGTTTGAAGAATTAACTAATTTTGGGGTAAGTGGACATGATGATTGTGTTGATGCTTTAGTCTGGCTTGTAAATGGATTAGCCCGTAAAGGTCAACTTCATTTAGACTTTTAATGTAAGGGTATATAAATAGTTATGGGACCTGAGTATATTGCCGTTATTTTCAGTGCTGTAATTTCATCTTTAACTGGTGGAAGTTGGGTAGCTGGGAAGGTTTTAGAAAGACATCGTGAAAGATTAAAAGATGCTATACAAAGAGTAGAGAACCAAAGACTACGTATTAATGCTTTGGAAGAACATGTAAACCGTATGCCATTGGAGTATGTTTTAAAAGTGGATTTTGTTAGAGAGCTACAAGAAATGAACGATCATTTCAGAGCAATCCATAATAAGCTTGATAAACTAGTAGAAAAGCTTATAGACAAATGAGTTATGTTTTAGAAGTAAAAGAAACCGATGGTGAATTATCGTTAAACCTACCAGAAGAGATACATAATGAATTAGGTTGGATTGATGGAGATTTGATTGAATGGAATGTAAAAGGACCTGGATTAGTTTTAAATAGATTAAACGAACCTTTTGAAGTAGAAATAAACGAAGAGTAGAATATATAAAAATACGTATAAGAAAATGAGAATGTCTGGTTATAGTAATATTCCGGGAGCACCTGGAGGTCAGCAAAAAGACCTTGCAGATATTTTCAGAACAATGGAATTCCAATATGGAAGAGATGGTCAACCCGGACTTGCCGGTCTTCAACCAGTAACACCACCTGGTTATACACCAACAGGAGTTCCTATTCCTATGGGAGGAGTGTTAAGTGGTCAAATGGGCAATGTAGCAGGTATGGGACAAAATCCTCAAGATGTTGCTTTTCTTGGAGGGCTTTTTAATAAGCCAGTAATGCCAGACAATTCTGTTGAATTTGGAGGTAAGAAGATAGATAAGAATTTTTATGAGCAACTAAAGAACAACCCAGAAAAAATGCAAGAGTATATAAGACAACAGTATTTAGAAGAGGGTGGTAAAAAGTACTTTTAATTAAAAATGGCACAAGATGATTCCAAATATACCAAACCAGGGCTACGTGAACGGATCAAAGATCGTGTCATGGCTGGAAGCAAGGGAGGAAAGTCCGGACAATGGAGTGCAAGAAAAGCTCAAATGGTTGCATCAGCATATAAAAAAGCAGGTGGAGGATATAAAGGTGGAAAAGGAAAAAAACAAAAAGCCTTAAAGAAATGGGGTAAAGAGAAATGGATGACGAAAGATGAATATGAAAAGCGTAAAAAAGCAAAGAGTGCCGCTAAACGGTATAAAGATTCTAAAAAGTAATTATGGAAATTCCTTCAAAAATAAAAGCCTTACCCGGCCAATTAAGAAAATCAGCTAAATTACATGCTGGACAAGCAGATTTAGTACAAGGATTTCTTGATGATTTTATTAAAAAAATGAAAAAATAAAATGGCTGATAAAGCAATACGAAAAGGATATACAAAGCGTTACTTACCTCAAAGTGCTTGGGCAAAACTTTCTAAAGAAGAAAGGGAAGAAACTGATCGTAAAAAACGAGCTGGTAGTAGAAGAGGAAAACAATTTGTAAAAAATACGAAAACGGCAGCAAAAGCTGGCAAAGCTGCTAGAGCTGCTAAGATGTATAAAGGTAGGCGTAAGAAATAGTAATGGGTACTGCATCTGATCCAAAAACTAGATTAAAGGAGATTATAGACTCTTACCTCGAAAAAGATGGTGGAGGAATGATCGACACAGGTATTGTCGCTTCTCATCTTGCTCAGATGAAATTGTTTGGAGTTAGACAAGGAGTTGAGTTCTTTCCAGCTCAAGATAACTTTGGTGCTCAAAGAAAAGATTTTGTAGATCGTGTAGTTAAATATAATCAACTTGATACTAGACTAGACTCTATATGGGATTACTTTCTTTGTGATGGACAAGGTATTTTTTACATCAGACCCACTAGCACTAATTACAGATTTTATTATTTTAGGAAGCACGAATATAGAAGTTACTACAATGTTGATGGTGAACTTGATGAAGTTGTAGTCATCTACAGTTATAAAGTAAGACAAGGTAATGGGTTCCAACAAGAAATAAATACAACATCTATGAATGGTCCAGCAACGATGGGTCAGGGAGGAGCAAAGAGGTATATAAAACTATCTATAAAGAAAAAGACTATTGAAGAAACTCATTCTGAAGGTGAGATATCTTTTGAAACTAATTATCAAAGCATGCCTGGTAAAACTAAGGTATTTAAAAATACTCTAGGTTTTATTCCTTGTGTAGAGATATTTAATAATGCAAAAGGTTTTGCAGCTGAAGGTACAGGAGAATTTGATGCTTTAGCAAATCATATCTGTACTCATGATGAAATGATAAGGACAATGCGTAAGAATGTACAATTCTTTGGTAATCCTACATTATTATCTTCAAGACCAAAAACAGATTTAATGGAATCTGGAGAGTCTACCATACAACGTCCATCAATCGCCGCAAATTCTGGATTTGCTGGAATGGGAGGTTTAAGTCAGTCAAGATTTAAATCTGATCCTTTATCTCGTGGTGTGGATGGACAGATAAGAGTTCCAAGAGTTATAGCTAATTTAGAACCAAATGATCGTGTTGGTTATATTGTTCCTGATGCAATTACTGGAGATCAGAATTCTTTCTCTAGACAATATAGAGAAGAGATAAGAACAGCATTAGGTGGTGTTGATGAACTATCTATTTCTGCTGGAGTAACTGCTACTGAATATAAATCATTATTTGGAAGAGTGGCTGCAACAGCTAAGAAAAAAGCAGCTTCACTTTATACATACGGTATATGTCGTTGTTTAGAACTAGTTATATTTCAAGAAGAACAGATGTTTAGAGAGACATTAGCAGCAGCTGTTGGATTAGAAAAACCTATTGATTTACCAGAAGATGCAACTCCAGAACAAGTTGAATTATATGGTGAAGCGATGAAGTTTTATGAAGAGCAAATTAAGCAGTTGATGTTAGCTTGTCTTCAGGCTCAACAGATACCACCCGGAGTAAAAGGTTTAATCCCAGACGGAGATATCAACATACAGTGGAGATGGTTAGGACCTGTTTATGAGGACTCAACACAAGATGTATTGAACAATTCCATAGTTGTTAGAAATCTTCAAGAATTAGGCGTTGATAGCATAGAAGCATTGAAATACCTCTTTCCATCAAAAACGGACGAGGAAAGGGCAGCCATGTTATCAGGGTTCCCCTTTAGGATGGTCAATGAATTGCAGGGTGCATACTCTCAGTTCTCAAGGTTAGTGGGGGGAATGATGCAGACCCCTCATCCTCAATCACCTGATTTGCCAATGGCGGCAGACCCCAGGCTTGACCTAACACCTTATCTGTATCGAACACTCGAAGCATTACAAAAGGAGATGAGCTATGCCGGCAGATATCGGCCAATCGACCCCACAGATGAACCAAGCACCCGCAGCGACAAGCAGCGTGGCTCCAAGCAGCTTCGTGGCAGCGGCTCCCGCACCACAGGCGGCAACTCAGGTGCCTCAGGCAGCACCACAGGCTTACCAGGTGGGGATGGGTTATCCTCAGGCGGTGTCCAACTCGATACCTCAGGCAGCCCCCAACTACCAATCAAGCCCTACTCAGTACGCCCCCCAATCCCAACCAGTGGAACCAGCGGCGGCTCCGGAGGGCAATCCATGGGAATCGGCGTTCAACAAGGTAATGAACGTCCTGAGTACTCCAGTTCAATCCCCATTCCAGGATCAGTCCTCAGTGAGTCCGACTCAGTACGCCCCGGTAAACTCAGCACAGCAGAGCAACGCCCAAGCTACTCAGCCATCGGCTCCCCAGACCTCGTCAGTCAACCAGGCATACTTGGGCAACTCTTCCCAAACCTCTTCCAATCCATCATTAGAGGCTCTAGCGGATCAGGCGGGAATGAGCGAAGACAGCAAGTACGTGATGAACGCCCACGGGATAGAGGCACCAGCGATACTAAATCAGTACGCCCTAAACCTAGAAGGAATGCTAGACGACGCAGTTAAATGGGGAAATAAAGCACAAGACTTAATAACAGGATATGCAAATTTTGGTGTTGCAGAACATCAAGAGAATATAGCTTATAACGAGATCCTTACTAACCCAGATGTACTTAGTGATTACACACTTAAGTTCTTTGGTCCTGAAGGTCCACATCCTGTATATGAGAATGAGCAACAGTTAGAAACTCAAGGTTATCCAACTGCTCCTCAGCCAGAGAACAATAATGTAATGGCTCAAGTAGGTCAGAATTTCCCTGCACCTCCTGAAGCTGCTGCACCACAACAGCCAGAAAACTTCTGGGGTAACTTTAGCGAAACAATGTCTCGTGACCCACAGAATGCATGGAAAGTTCTCAACCAAGTTCAGCCAAATACAGTACAGAATAAACTCTTTGTAATGGAGTAATACTATGAGAAACACACTGACTTATGGATCACTCGGATTGGGTGGTCTATTAGCGGGTGGCCAAGCTCTTAGAGATCAAGAAGATCCAGGTTCAGTCTTCCTAGGTACTCTAGGAGGAGCTGCTGGTGGATATGCTGGAATACGTGGTGCTCAAGCCTTAGCGGGTAAATTTGCTCCTGAATTAGCAGCTGGTATTAATAGACTAGGTGTTGATAAATCTTATAGATACCTTAGTGGTGCTGAAGGAAGAATGCCTAAAGGTTACTCAGTTACTACTCCAACTATTACTCCTGATGGAAAAGTAAACATGGCAGGTGGTCCGGTAAAAGCCGGAGGACCATTTGAGAAGATGGCTCCTAAATCTCGTAGAAAAATGGCAAAAGAAATCATCGAACAGTATGATCCAAATGTGGAAATGAGACCAGAGGTGGCTCGTTATTTAGGAGGAGCTGCTGCTCTTGCAACTGTACCTACCGCTGCTTCTGCTGCTGGTCTTGGTGGTGTTGCAGCAGGTGCAGTACCTGGAGCATTTGGTATTCCAGGATTTGTTGATCCTGAATCTTATGGATCTAGTAACTCACCCGGTGCTAGATACAAGCAAACAACAGTAAACTACGTCTAGAAAAACTAGGTATATTCTTTATATTTAGTAACGAAAATTAGATACTGTTAAAATTTTATTTAGATAGGACTAAAATGTCTAATTCTTTGACCCCGATAAATCATTAATGCACCTTTGGAGGATAAAGCAAAGTGTTTATAGATAATGACTTTCCCAAGATTTTGGGTGCCGAGCTGTATAGGCCCCACCCAGCATATGTTGCGGAAATGGCTACTGAGCCTGTCGTGGTACATGATTTCGCAAGACAGCCTGGACAAACTGTCCAGCTCGATAGATACAAGTTCTGGGGAACACCAGGTACTAAGGATTCAAGAGAGCGTATTGCAGATCAGACCATTGGCACAGCAAATAGTCGTAATATTACAAAAGAAAAGGTACTTGTAGTACTTAAAGAGTACACAGGACCTGCAGATCCAGGTGATGCTACACAGCCAAGTACATTTAAAATTGCTCGTGAAACTCTAGTTACAGCACAGCGTCTTCTTTTAGACACTGGTAACTTAAATATGTTTCACCAGTCTATAGGTAGTCTTACACTTTTAGACGACTATAGAAGGTGGAGAGATAGAGTCTTCATTGATGAACTTGCAAAAGCAGAAGCTAACGGAGCAGCTACATCTAATCAAGGTGGATACTACTTCGCTGGTGGAAAAACAAAAGATTCTTCTGGACGTATTGCATATACAGCCACTGAATATGGTAATCAAATCCAACAGTTCTCAGTAAAGACTGACCTTTTAACTGTTGTTAAAGATTTACGTAAGCGTAATGTTCCAACATATGCAGACGGTTTATATCGTTGCTTAGTTGATCCAACATTCATGATGCACTTACGTCGTGACAGTGACTTCAGAGAAATCGCTCGTTACTCTGGTGCTCCTGGACAGGGAATGTACATGGGTAATCCTATGATTCCTAACAACGCTAGTTTCTTCCAAGGACCTCAAGCTGGACAAGCTTACTTCCTTGCAGGTGAACCAGTAATGCCAACAGGTGTACAGTTTGAAGGTGTTAAATTCTTCGAGTCTACTAACTTCCCAACAAAGAACATAACAGCTACTTTTGATAATAGTTCTTATGCTTCTAAGGAAATTGCTCAAGGATTCTTCTTTGGACCACAAGCAATCGGGGTTGGAATTGGTGGACCAAACGCACAGGTACTCATCAATAACAACGATGATTTTAGTCGCTTTATCATTTTGATATGGCAACTATATGCTGGTTTCGAGAGTCTAAACAAAGACTTCGTGACAACAGCCTTTAGTTTCGTATCTGATGACGGATCAGTCTAGTAAATAAATAATAAAACAGAAAATTAAGGAGAAATAAATGTCTTATTTATCAGCTAAGAAAATTTATCCTGGTAACTTCACAGAGGCTCTCAACGGTTGGTACAAAAATATCGATTCCAACGATAGTGGCTCTAATGATAAGAGTGTCGGAGGTCCTACTTCCGTACTCGCTGTTCCAGGCTATAAATATTTCCAACAACGTGGTTATGCACAAATCACAGGTAAGGTCGGTGCAAAAGTATCTTCAGCAGATGTGATTGTTCCTTCACCTTACAGAAATGACAGCACTCGTGCAGACATAACAGGAATGGTGATCTCAGGTAGTTCAACTCTTCCTTCTTATGTATATCGTGCTGCAGTATCTGTTGCATCTGGTTGGGATGGTCGTGTTGCTTCCGGTGTTTATGCCGCAACAGGTGACGCTGTATCATTCGGACGTAGTAACGGTGGTGCTCCTGTAGCAGCTTCTGGTCTTGCAGAAAACTGTGCTCAGGCAAACATCGTATCTACAGTAGACGGAACAGGTGATGGTGGATCTGGTGCAATCTTCTTCGCTGCTGGTGTAGAAGGTTTCAGTGGTAATCCATTCGTTACAGCATCTGGTACAGCCGCAGGTGGTGCATTACATCCAGGTACACCATATAAGCCAATAGAAGCTGCAACTACTTACAAAGTATTTAGTAAAGCAGGTGCTAACGCTACTTCAGCTGGAAACGGTTTCTACCTATCCGATGCAGATGTAGATGCAGGTAAGAAAGGATACATTGTATGTGAAGTTTGCTACATCCAACCAGATGAAGCTCCTCAGTACAATGATATTGAGCAATACATAATAGGTCGCACACTTAGCTAATTAAGGTAAACTAAGATCAGGTATATTACTTGATCTTAGTTATGCTTTATCAGCACAAAAAAACAGGTGCCAGAGTTAAAAAAGTCTGCAGTTACGAAGATGGCGAATATTTCATGGTTGAAGATCAGGATGGTAAAGTTTTTACCGCCTTTGAGCATGAATTAACCCTAGACAAATCTGCTAGTACAAAAGTTAAAACTTTACAAATAAAAGACAAGGCAGCAAAAGAAGAACCTCGATCTTTCCCTCCCGAAACCAGATTAAATATAAATGGTGCTACAGCACAAATGATCGCTGATCATATAAAAGGAATAGGTTTAAAAACGGCTAAAGAAATTAAAGATTTACAAATGGCTTTATCGGGTGAGAGGTTTGCAAATCTTGAACAGCTTAGACAAATAAAGAGGGTAGATTGGGATTCTGTTTTTGCTGCTAATTTAATCCGAGTATAAATTTATTCTAATTAGAATAGAAGAAATAATATAAACAATGGCTAACCCTCAACAATTTTTAAGTTTCTTTATACATAACCCTTTAGGTGAAGAAATACTTGAAGGTACCGCTGGAGGTTTATTAGCAGGTGCGGGAACAGCAGCTGGTGGAGATACAACTTTCGCAGATGCGTTAGTTAAAACAGGAAGTGCAGTTGCAGGGGGAATAGGATTTGGAATTGCAGGTAGAAGACTTGGAGCGAGAATAGGTAGAAAAATACAACCAAAAGCTCTTAAAGATCAAGATTCAATGGTTGCATCTCTTGCAAGAATGGGAGGCAGTGAAACAACTGTGGAGGGAATGAAATCTCAGGGTAATATGCTTAAAGCTACTGTAGAGAAGGGATTAGTAGATGAGTCGGTTTATGGTTTAGTTAAAGAAGCAAAAGCCAACCCTATTGAATTTCAAAAAAGATATAATATTAATCCAGAATCTATGTTGAAGCATGCGAACAATGTTAAATATGGAAATACAGGATTATCTTTTCTAAATATGTATAAAGATCTTGATCCAAAAAAAAGAAAAGTATTAACAGATCAAGTACTACAACAAGCAGGTATTGAAGAATTTGGTCAAGTAGAAAATGTTGTAAGAAAAAATGCTGCTAATAGTATTGATAATATTATTAATGCTGCTAAATCAGGGGAGTTAGACAACGATTTGACTAAAGAATTGTTAAAGAAAAGCGGATCAAAGGGTGGTTCAATTTCAAGTTTAG